AGCTAAGGGAAAAAGGACTATTATGAAAAACTGGTTAAAAAAACTAACAGGACTCGATAAAGAAGAAGCACGTATTAAAGAAGAAGAACTTACTCTTCTTAAAAAGAAAGATCCTAAGGCTTATGCTACACGTAAAAAAGAGCCTTGGGTTAATGTTCTTGACATGCAAGTAAATAAAGAAAATATCCGTAACGGATTTTTTGAACTTGATTGGAACGAATACTTTATTACAGAGCTTATACAAAACGGTTACGGTGAAAGAGCTGATCCGGAAGAAGAAATTGTTGATCGTTGGTTTCGAGATATTGTATACAACATGCTTGAAGAAGAAGGCATGGATACTACAAGAGGTGCAGGATATATTAATGTTGTGCCTATTGATAAAGGCAAAAGTGAAGTAAGTTAATGCTTGACAACAGCCAGATTTGGTGTTACAATAACACTATAAATTATACAAAGGCAGAACTATGATAGAAATTATCGCAATTACATGGGTACTTGTACAAGTACTTGGTAATGAAGCATTTATGATATGTGTATCGGGGTGTGCGTAACATGGAAACTTATATACTAGTAGATACAGCAAATACGTTCTTTAGAGCTCGACACGTAGTACGTGGTGACTTAGATACTAAAGTTGGTATGGCCCTACATATTACACTTAATAGTGTTAAGAAAGCATGGCAAGATTTTAATGGCAGTCATGTTGTATTTTGTTTAGAAGGTCGTAGCTGGCGCAAGGACTATTATGAGCCTTACAAGCGCAATCGACAAGTTGCACGTGATGCACTTACTGTAAAAGAAGCAGAAGAAGATACAGCGTTTTGGGAGATCTTTGATGAGTTTAAAGATTTTGTTACAGACAAAACTAATTGTACTGTTATGCGACATCCGCAACTAGAAGCAGATGATTTGATTGCAGGCTGGGTACAAGCACACCCTAACGACAATCATGTTATTATTAGCACAGACGGTGACTTTGCACAGCTAATTGCTCCTAATGTAAAACAGTACAACGGCATACAAGATGTTACAATTACACACGAAGGTTACTTTGATAAGAAAGGTAATCATGTAATTGATAAGAAAACTAAAGAAGCTAAGCCTGCACCTAATCCCGACTTTATGTTGTTTGAGAAGTGTATGCGTGGTGATACTAGTGACAACGTGTTTAGTGCTTATCCAGGTGTACGTAAGAAAGGTACTAAGAATAAAGTAGGTCTTATTGAAGCATACGAAGACAAAGGTACTAAAGGTTACAATTGGAATAACATGATGCTACAGCGTTGGACTGATCATAATGGTGATGAGCATCGTGTACTAGATGATTACAACCGAAATGTTGTGTTGTGCGATCTTACAGCACAGCCTACAGAAATTAGAGAGATAATTAATAATACTATTGCAGAGGTAGAACCTAAAGACATTACACAAGTAGGCATGCGTCTTATGAAGTTCTGTGCTAAATGGGATATGCAAAGAGTTGCTGATCAAGCGCAACACTTTTCTCCACCGTTGCAAGCAAAATATCAAGGAGCATAATATGTCAGAAAGATTAAGTGCAAAAGAAATTTTAAAGAATAAATTTTGGATAGTTGAAAGCGAAGGCGAAAAAGTTGCTACACTAAGTATTGGTGATGATAGTCAACTGATGTATTCATCACAAGGTGGCGGCACTAAATTTTATAAAAATATAAAAGCACTAACTAAAAATTTAGATGCTGACATTACTTGGTCTTCTTTAGAACCTGTAAGTGAAACAAAAGAATTTAAAATCTACGGATTTAATACTAGTTGCGCACCTTACAATCCAATGTTTGATGTCAAACAACGTCTTGCATTATTTACAAAAAGTAAAAAGTCTAAGAGCTTATACTGTGCAGGATACTTTATTATTAAGTTTGACAAGGGCTGGGTTAAAAGTTTTTGTCCTAAACTTATTACTGTCGAACGTTATGAAACTGAAGGCCCGTTTAAAACCGATTTAGAAATGCGTCAGCAGCTGAGTCGTGCAAATGCAAAATAAGACTTTATTTGTTGGAGATAGTCACTCAGGAGGTTACTGGGCGCATTCTTTTGATGACCCCAAATTCGGCGACACGAATTGTTATGCAAGATTTTATGCAAAAGAAATAAATCCTTGTATAGTTTATGCTGATCCAGGTGCACCAAATTCAGTATATCCTCGATGGATATCAAACATGCTTAGAAAATATTCTAACATAGATAAGATAGTCATACAAACAACACATTGGGATAGATGGAAAATGGGGTATTCTAAAGATATTGGATTTACCCAACTACCTAATGATTATTTTTTAACAACACACGAAGATAGTGAAGACTTTACATTACACACTGATTTTTCTACCATAGATTATAGCATAGTTGAATGGAGTGATAAAATTAAGTTTAATGGCAAAGGTTTAATCGACGGCAATCAACAGTGGCCGCAACATTGGGTACCTAAATCTTGGCCGGGTGATGAACAAGGATACTATAAAACTGTAGTACATCATCAGGTGCTAACTCATATGGTATACGAACAATATTGCAAAGACATTGCACTTATTGATGCTATGTGTAGAGAAAGAGATATTAAAGTATACATATGGCGTATAAATGATCATGTCGAACTACCCAGTAATTTAAATGAGTTTTATAATCTTACACAAACAAAACTATTTACAACATCAGCACAATCTTGGATTAAGAAAAACTTAAATAAAGATATAAGCAAAATGTTACAAGATGAAGTCCATTACAATCAAGAAGCCCATGAGATTATTGGAACTAAATTTATACCTGAGGTACTAAATGCATAAAAAGATCATAGATGAAGCTGAAACATTTAAACTTAATCCTGATCTAAAAATTTCTATAACTAGACTAGGTTCAGTAGGTAACTGGCCTATAGTAACAATAGATAACTTATATGCTAATCCAGATGCTGTTAGACAATTAGCATTAGACATACCGCCATGTTTTAATTCTAAGTCTTTAGTTAATAACTTTCCAGGTGGCAGAATAGATTCAATATTTTCATTAGCACACTTTGGTCCATTGTTCAACGATATAATTAAGGAAGTTTGGCCTAGTACCTGGAGTAAAATGCCGGACAATTACATTATTGAAAAATTGTCTGCAGCAACATTTATAGTAAATGTTATGCAAGATGAATGGATTAAACCAAGAGTACCGCATGTTGATCATGTTGATGCAAATGCATTTGCCGGAACTGTATTTTTAAATACTCCTGATGAATGCGAAGGTGGTACTGGATTTTATTCTTTTAATAACAAGTTTACAGGAAATGGTAGTGAACTAAGAAAGTCTACTACTGACACAGAGCCGTACAACGAATTTGTAACTGATAGTGTAGGGGATTGGAAATTAGAACATATAGCAGAAATGAAATATAATCGATTCATTTTATATAGTTCAAAATTATATCATCACCCATATATAAAGCCAGGCAAATATATAAACGATTTGTATAGATTAAACCAGATGTTTTTTATACAATAAAGGAGATACTATGGACAATGAACAATTAAACACTATACCAATACAACAATTTATTAATGCTGTAAAAGGTGCAGATGCTTCAAAGCAACGAGAAGTTAAGTTAGATATACAAAATGCAAAAAGACTAGCATTTACACTAGGCGAAGTAATGACACGCTTAAACGGCGATTTAGAAGCCCTACTGTTGAAGAAAAACGAAGAAGATAATGTTGTACAAGTTCAACTAGATGGCGGACAAAATTGGTAGAACATGAGCTTTTAACTAATGATTTTATAGGAGGTTGGTATACTAGTACCAACCTTTGTCAGCGTATAGTTGACAAATGCGACCTGGATTCATCTAGTTTAACCTATGACGAACCTAGACAGTATTCATGGTCTGACTTCGGTGAGTTTGATAACGACTTATGCGAAGAATATTGTGGGCAACTTATTAGCACTATACAACACTATACAAATAAATATCCTAGATCAGTTGAACATATTAAACCTTGGGGATTCACTAGGCCAAGGATTCAAGTATACAAACCTAATGATTCATATAGTGTAGCACATTGTGAGAATGACGGATATCCCGAACACGCACAACGACATCTATCTTATATGACATATCTTACTACTATTAAAGATGGCGGTGGAACTATGTTTACTCAACAAAATGTTGTTACACCCAGTCATGCCGGACTTACTGTTATTTGGCCTGCAGGATGGACACACTATCATTATGGAGTACCTGCTCCTACCGAAACAAAATACATTATTACTGGTTGGTGTTGCTACTAGTTAAGTACATATATAACTAAAAAGAGATAAATATATACGTAGTTAATTAAAGGAATTACGTATATGAGTAGACCTAAACCAACAGTATTATTAGAAAACATTGATAAAAAAACTTATAAGAGTGAACAAGTTCTTCAAGCCGAAGCAATTTGGGCTGTGTTTTATCAAGGTCAACCTTTCAATTTAAAAAGTGCTAACGCCCTTACAAATTATCCTGGGCCAAAGTATAAAAAGGTTAGTTTTTCTAATCCAGGTCACGCTCACAACCTTGCTTTAAAACTAAACGAAATGTTTAACTGTGACGAGTTTACTGTAGTGAAGTTGACTCAAGGTGAACTAGTCTTTGATAACCAATGAACTGGAAAGATACCTATACTAAGATATTCTTAAAGAGTTTAGATATAGCTGTTACAGAAGCTACTCTTAAAGAATACATGCCTAAATGGTGGCAAAATACTCGTAACAAAGAACAAGGCGGATTGCGCTTAACTGACGAAGGTTTTCGTTGTATTACAGAAGATATACAATTATCTATATACGATGTACCTTATCCCAAAGACTTTGAACTAACTACTCAAACTATTATTTTTTTAGACAAGTTTATCGACTGTCCTTATTATATGGGCAGAAGAAGTATAACTGTTACGGACGAAAAGAAAGCACTCGAACTTCATCTTTTCTCAGGAGATATCCGTAAATATGGCCTAACAAAAGCCATGAAAAGACAAAAATAATTAAAAAAACACTTGACATTCTTCCAAATAGGCCATATACTGTATATATAGTTAGAAATTAACTTAGCACTGATGACAACACAAGAGGAATATACAATGGATACAGCAACACGTACAGTTAGCCCAAACGGCGCAAAAACCTCAATTAAACACGCTTTGAGTAAAAAGCGTCCAATCTTCCTTTGGGGACCTCCAGGTATTGGTAAATCAGATATTGTAAAGCAAATTACAGATGGCTTTACAAAATCATACTTAATTGATATTCGATTGTCATTATGGGAACCTACAGACATTAAAGGTATTCCGTACTTTGATAGTAACTCGGGTACAATGGTTTGGGGTGCGCCTAGCGAACTTCCAAGCGAAGAATTTGCAGCACAATACGATAATATTGTACTGTTCTTAGACGAAATGAACTCTGCGGCGCCTAGTGTACAAGCAGCAGCATATCAGCTTATTCTTAATCGT